TTTTGCTACTTCTCTGACTACATCTACAGTTACTGCATTACCACACATCTTATATCTTTGAGTATCAGAGTTATCTTCTGCAAGTGTCCAGTTATCAGGAAACCCTTGTAATCTTTCACACTCTATTGGTGTTAATCTTCTTATTAATGGATTAATAACTGCTTGATTACAACTTGTTTCTAATGTTTGAGCTTGTTGTTTACCAACTCTACCTCTTCTTGTTTTAGAATTTGGTTGTGATAAATTAACACTATCTCCAGTTATTGCTATTTCATATCCTTTTTTTGTTGCTGATTTTACTTTTATTTCTTCTTGTGCATCGAGTTCACGTTCAATAATGTAACTTCCGTTTCCTCCTGCTTCGTATCTTGTTGTGAGTGTACAGGTATTTCCTTGTTGTCTTTGTAACTTAATATTCTTGAAACAATTTTCTCCGATAGGAAATACTTGTCCTCTACTTCTGTTTGGAGCATATCCGACAAGGTAGATTCTCTCTCTATTTTGGGGTAAAAACCATTTTGTATTAAGCAATTGCCATTCAAGTCTATAACCCCCAATGTTGGTAAACGCTTGCAAGATTGCTGCAAAGTCTTGGCGATTGTTTGATGAGAATGTTCCTTTAACATTTTCCCAGATAAAAAAATCTGGTCTGCATTCTTCGATAAGCCTAATTGCTTCAAGGATAAGGCTTGATCTGCTTCCTTCCATACCTTTTCTTTTTCCAGCAAGGCTAAAGTCTTGACAAGGACTTCCGAAAGTGATAGCGTTGATTCTTGGGAGTTCTGCTCCTTGAACATCTGTAACTGATCCGACATAAGTACTATTTTTAAAATTGTGATTATAAGTTTTTATTGCATATTTATCTACTTCAGAGTAATAAGAATTTACCTTAAACCCTGCTTGGCTTAAACCTAAATGAAAGCCACCAATACCACTAAACAAATCGAGTAAATTTATTTTCATTTATTTCTCTCTATATACTTCTGTAGGTTTGCTAATGCTCTCCAGGCTACTTTAGCATCGTGTGGCATACCATCATCATCTAGTGTACCGCAGTCTATTAAATGTCTAGCTAAAGCATCTAGTTCATCTGTGGATTTGTTTCTATCCCAATGTAATGGTTTATCTGGATGATGCTGTTGATTTCCTATATAACTAACCTGTGCTACCATTTTAAGTGCATCGGGGAAATATTTAATAACACCAGAGTAAACTGGTATCTCTTTTCGTTTTTTGTGTTTATTAGAATTCTTCATATGTCATTCTATATGTTAAATAAATATATATGTCGTTATCTACTAATTTATATCTTTTACTTTCCATCTCAAACCTAAATATAAATGTAAACAACTCTATTTCTATTTCACTTCCTACTTCAGGCACACTATCAAAATCTAACCATAAAGAATTTACGGTGTCTAGTAATTTGTTTTCTACATCTTCAGAAGGTTCTTGTCCTACTATGTCAGTCAAGATGTGTATCTTCATATTTCTTTAATTGTTGTTTAGCTTCGTTTCTCTCGTTTACCGCACCGTCTCTTTGAAATTTATATTGCATTACAGCTTTAAGCGCAAGATCTCTATCTCGTTTTAATTCTATAATATGCCATTGTATATCTAAAAAAGATTCTATTATTAATTTTAATTCTTTATTATCTTGTGCTTTACCTTTCCATTTAGTTAACAGTTCTAATACTGTTTGAATATTCTTATCGCACTCAAACTCTTTTATTGCATCTAGCTTTTTATAAGCATCTATCAAATCCTGATTCATTGTTTATATAACTTGCTTGTGATTCTTCTAATAAATATACTTCTTTTTCTTTTTTCTTTTTAGTCCATAGTGTTGTATCTGGACAATTTAATTTCTCTAGCTCTGGTAAATTCATATTGTTTAACCAAAATATATACATACCCTTCGGATCAAACACTAAATATAATTTGTGTATTTGTTTTGGTAACCCTAATAGTCTTTGATATTTACCTTTCTCTAATAATTTTGTTTCATAATATTTATGTCTAAACTTCATTTCTATTACGCATTCTTTTTTCTTTGGGGTTAAACCTTTTGCATCAAAATATTCATAATCTTCACCACACCAGGTAAGGTTCCAACCATCTAAATTTAATATATTAACTACAGTTTGTTCCCATCTATGTACTTCTTTTATACCCATTTTTATAAATAACATTTAGCTCATCTACAAACTCTTGTATTCTACCAATAATATGTTCACCCCTACAAGTACATAAACTTTCGTAAGGATGATTAAAATACTTTGCGTGTAGACTTTCGATTAATTTAAGTTCGTTTTTTGCTATTGTGTTATTTTTTACGCCTTTAAATTTAGTCCATTGATCGTAATCAACTTTTATCATTTGTACTTTATCTGTCATCTTTTAATTTGTATTTTATTCCAATCGTCTTTTCTCTTATCACAACCACAGTCTTTGTAGCCGAATAGTTTTGCTATAGCCGTAGCTATTCTTTTACCATAACCAAACGTAATTATGTTAATTATTTTTTCTGCTAGATCCCCTAGTCCAATCGAATTTCTCATATTGTTTTTTTACAAAATCTTTTACTTTTAAATATGTGTTTCTTAAAGATACATAACTTATATTAGTTTCTCTTTGTAGCTCTGATATTTTCTTACCACCAGACAACAGTTCAAATATTGTAATGTCATACCAAGTAAGTTTCTCTCTATAATCATCTGTAAATTCTTCTAGCTTATTAAAAAGTGTATCTTCATCAATAGTACTTTTTTTACCATACTTAGCTAAAGCTGAACTTAAATCAAAGTTTTCACTATCAGATGTAATTATTAAATCTTTACGCTTGTTGTTGTGTTGTTTTAATCGTAAACAAGAATGAAATATAATTTTATAACAATAGAAATAGTTTATATCGTTTTCACCATATCTTAAATCTTTACCCTTCTTTGTTAGATCATCTATTTTAATATAAAGTTCAGAAACAATATCTTTGCAGTCGTCATCACCGCAGTTAAAAGATTTACATATCCTTAACCAATCTTTATGTTTCTTATATGCTATTTCAAGAATCACGCTTTTCTATTAAATGTAATAAATTTTTATTGTTAATACTAAAACCTACATTGTTAGCTAATGATCTAAACTCTATAGGATTTTCTAACGGTGTAGGTCTACCACCACTATCTATCTCCTTTATTTTTATTATAGCTAAATATGTATTTGTCCAGTATTCTGGGTGATTTGTATACCTGTGTAATATTAGAAAATTATCAGATTTATTTAGGAACTTACCCCCTCCTTCAGCTGATCCTGCACTTGGTGGCTGTATGTATCCTTCAAATTTATGTCCGTTAGGGTGTTTGTGTCTTAGTGATTCTGTTACAGCGTGTGTAATTAAATATATAGAACACTTGTTTCGTCTAGTAAACAATCTATAATCTCCCATAACTGCGTAGTCGTATTCGTGACCACCGTATGTTTTCATTAACTCTTTATCTCTTATAAGTGAATTGTATGGATCTATTAATAAAGCGTGGTAATCAAATGTCTTTTTAATTTCTTCTGCTTGTCTTAATAATTCGCTAGATGTATATACTTCTTCTATGTTCACATATCTAAAGTGTTGATGAATCCATTTAATCTTTTCTTTCCATACCTTATCTGGTATTTTATTAAATGGTAACCCAACTAAAAATTCACATAGCTTTTTACTTATACTACTAGGTTCATTCTCTGCTGAATATATCAAGTATTTAAGATTATACTTAACAGCATATAATAAAAGTAAATAAAGTAATGTGGTTGTTTTACCAGTTGATGCGTGTCCAAGTACTACATTAAAGTTACTAAACTTAAATCTCCAGTACTCATCTATCTCTGGTATTCCAAGTCGTAGACCTTCCTTAATCTTACCATTACGAATGTCATTCAGTCTACTAACTTGAGAACTTAAAGAAACTGTATTAAAATGGGAGTCCGTCATCGTCATTTGTGTTTCGATCAGGACTGTGTTCCTTACTAGTTATTTCTTTATAATTATTGCTTTCTAATTTGCTGTATGGTTTACCAGCTTTGCTTATCATAGTAATAAACTTAAGATACCCTTCATTTTCTTTAATATGTTTTTGTATATCGGGATCTTCTAACTGTTGTTTAAACTTCTCTACGTTAAGACTATTCTTAGAAACTATATAGTCTTTATCATTTGTGTATGTATAAAGTCCGTTTATAAATACTGTATCGCTATTTTGTGCCATTGTTTTGTGGTTTAGTTGTTAGTAAATTATAGTATGCTATTGTTACTTGTCCTATAGAACTTAGTAATTCGCTTTGCGCTTTCGCTCTATTTTCACCTTCTAGTGATAAAGTTTTTTGCCAAGCATCACTAGTTACAGTTTCGAAACCTAACTTAGATGCAACTGATAATGCTATACTTTGTTGCTGTGTTAAAGATTCTGTACTTGTACTTGTGTTTGTAGGTTGATTATTTTCTACTTTTTTCATTTGTTTACCGTTTTGAATTATTTTTTTGTTTACCATTCTTTCGTTCAAAAGGTACGTAACATTGTCACCTTTTGCAAATGGGTACGGTTTATTAGATGGATAGTTAAATACTGGTATATCACCATTCTTTAGTGATACTTTATATTCTTTCATTTCTGTTCCATCTTTACCAGACCAAGTTTTACCTTCTTCGATCCAGTCTATAGTTGATTGTCTGTTTTGATTTTGTGCTAAACTCATTATGTATTTATTAAATTAAATTTATCTGCGTATGCTAGAAGTTCTTCTAGTCTTTTGTTTTTTTGTTTTTCCTTAGATAACTCTTTTTGTAGAGATTCTATTTGTAGTCGTTGCCATTTTAATTGGTCATTCACAAAGCCATTAGCTTGTGTTTTTATAATATTTAAATCGTTTTGTGTGTACATATTTATAATTGTTTCCTCAAAGTTATCAAATTTTTTTTATAAAACAAATGTTTTTCTTCTAATTCGTAATTTTGTATTTTAATTGTTTGTTTAGATAATAGCATTAATTCATCTGCCGTACCCTTACCGTGTATTTCATCTATACGTTTACCATAGGTATATTGATTACCTGCTAGCCAATTATTGCAGTATGCACATTGGGGGTAAACATTACGTTCATCATACCTAGTAACTAAAAATCTCCTACTAACAAAATGTCCTGCGTGTATCTGACCACTATTCCATATAGCTTTCTTACCACAAGTTATACAAGTACAATACCCTTTTTTATCAGCGTGTTTTCTTCGTATGTATTCGCTAAATATCCGATCAATTTTTTTGATTAATTTTTGTCTCATTATATAAATATATAAAAAACTGTACTATATTGTATTGTACTATATAGTATAATAATATATTGTATAATACTATATTGTACTAGAGCTTTCTTATTTTTTCTAGACCACGAGATCCAAAATATGCTCCATAAACTAAAAGAAGTAATTGATTTATAATAGTAAGATCATAGTTTAAAAAAAACCCTGTAGCATATACTAAAGTTAAAAATACTAACGATATAGGTCTTACGTTTTTACTAAGCCACGAATCAGATAGAGAATCAGCTTCCCACCTTCGAGTAACTGCATCCATCTCCTCTAACTCAATATCAAGCATTCTAAGAGCAGTTTCTTTATCGGGCTGGGGTAAACTATCATCTTTAATGATTAAGTTCTTTAAAACGCCTAATACGCCTTGATCAGGTATTGTCTCCGCTAGACTCTGAAACACCCCCGACTTCCCTAGTAGGAACTGACCTAGTTTCGTCTCTTTGAACTTTTTTCTTTTTTTGCTCATACTTTACTTTTTTAGGTTTCTCTACTTTAGGTTCTTTAAACTCTATTAACCCTAAACCTGTATTGCGATACACTAAACCTCTATTTAAACCTTCTACATAACTACAATGTACCCAACTAGGACTATCATCATTATATTCCCATATCAATACATCGAACTTTAAATTGTCTTTTATGTAATAAAATATATCTTTATTAGATACATCAGTACCATCGTTGTCTAGATCTATAGCTTGACCTGTAATGTGTTTACTGTATTTACTACCACCTACTAAACTATTTAATCTTTCACATCTATACATACTACTTACGTAGATAGGTTTTTTAAAGTGATCACGTATAGGTTGAAATATCTTTTCTGCTGTTAGTTTTAGGTTGTCTATTATAATACCGCTAGGTGTATTGTCTAGTCTTTTACGTTTTGCAGTTTCAGATTTTATAGCTTCTGCTAATGTTAAATTTTGTGATAGTTTCATTTTAATAATATTTATTCATAAACCACTTTAAGAATACTGTTGCCCAAAACATAGTTAATAATAACCATACTGTTGAGTAAATAATATAAGGTACTTGAAGCCAAAAAGCATCTTTAATACCTTCCCAAATTTTATTTAAAAAGTTTTTCATAATATTTATTTTTAATAAAGTTAATTATTTTTTATTTAATAGCTGATGTATTTTTATCAGCGTATAAATAGTCGTTACTACTATTAACAATCCTTGTAATACGGAATTTATTTCTGATATTGTCATTATTAATGTAAATACCCCTAAGATTGTTGGTTCAAATCCATTCA